AGAGTGCATAGTATCGTTGTTAATAAAATACATCCTCTCGTTAACCCACTTTAAAGCCTCTTGAAATTCAAATTCAGAACAATCTTTAATTTTTTTACCTACATAGTGCTCAACCATTCTCATCTTAACTGATGATGTTCTGTTCTCCCCAGTATATACTACCCACCCCCAATCGTACTTATACGAGGATAAGAATATTAGCCAAAATGTTAAGGCAGTCTTGCCTGTGTGGGCGTGAGAAAGTAAAGCATAAAACTCGCCCTCTTTTAGTAAAAGATATTTGTCCATATCATTATACCCAAAAGGTAATCCCATAGGGATAAGCCCAGCTCTATATCTTCTTATGTATTCCTCATCGGCTTTGTTACTTACTAGGAAAGAAAGTTCCTCATCTATAAGACCTAATTCTTCAATGGCTGTCCTTTCGTAAGTGGCAAGTTCATTTATAGGCATATACTGACCTGCTTTTACTCCATCAGCTACTGCTTGGATTTCAATTTCAGCCTCTTGAGGCCCAAATTTCTTTAAAACCTCAAACTCTAATACTTTCTGTGCTATAGACTCCTCCACAAGTCCACCAGAAACCCATCCTCCGACCAAATAAGCGGCTTTAATTACCGAGTGGTGTCTTTTACCTATCTCGGCTTTTTGCACCATTTTTGAGGCTATATTTAGCTTTGCGTAATCAGTACTAACGCCAGTCATTACTACTCCTTCATTGTGAACATTTTCTATGACTTCAAAGAACGTTTTACTATCATAGTTGATATAGATGTTAGGGTCGTAAGAAAAGAAAAGAATCCTTGATTGGTTACGAGCAGTTGGGTCAAACATTGGATATCTTTTAAGCAAGGCGTTGTAATGTTGCTCGTGCTTATTTCCATCAGCTATTTTGATTAATCCGTGTAACCCCGTGCCAGAAGGAGAAATCCAAAGGGCATAAATAAAGGGGTCTTTTTTTGCATCTTCTTTATACTTTTCTACATCAATGTCATCCACATCAAATGGGATAAACTTTGAATGTATGCTTAATGAATTATCATTACGATAAGATTCGTAGATAGTTCCATCTTCCCTTGTTTTTCTAATAGGGATGGTAAACTCTCCAGCAAATAAAACGCAAGGTAATTCTTTTTTTAACTGAGTAATTACTTCCTGATCTGTCTCTTGTCTTATTCTTTCTACTTGCTCTTTGGCTCTGCCATTTTTAATGCCATCCAAAACATTTTGTAAGTTTACCTTATAGGGCTTGCCTATGTCACTATACTTTTTGAAGATTGTTACCATATAATTCGTTGTGATATTTCCAAAGTTCGTTTTCTAATTTCTTAATTTTTATTCTATACTCTATTTCTGTTGCCATCCAATTGGTAGCCGACTTAATACTATTTATTACTGATGTATGGTCTTTTGTGCCAATGTATTCAGCAATTTCTTTTAATGTTAGCCCAGTAAACTTTTTAAGTAAATAAGCACAAGCGTGTCTTGCATTGACTATCTCTTTCTTTCTACTCCTAACTATAAAGTCCACACCAAATTCTTCTTTTACTAACTCAATAATTTTTTCGTGAGCAATAGGAAATGATATTTCAGTAAAATCTTCTTTTATACTTTTTAGTATTACACTTGATTCGTGAATAAAATATCTACATCTAATAATAATATCATTTAACTCCCCAATAGCCATAGTCACTTTTTCTTTTTTTGTCATATATACTTATTTAATTGTTCTTTATAATATTCGTGTGTCCTCTTCATCCAATCAATAGGCACTCCTTTGCTGAAATATTTAGACTTATAGTTAGTCATAATATAGGCTTGTATCTCATCATCAATAACAGATTCATTATACCCCAACGACATTAGATTATCTTTAAATATTTTTTTATATTTTATTGGTATCAATGAGGTAAGAACATTTGCCGTCTCCTTGTAGATTTTACTTGTATAATATAAGGCGTGGCACATCTCGTGTTTGAATGAAATACCTCTATCTGTTTTAGTACCTATAATATAACTACTCAAACTATAATTGTGATTCCTAAGAATCTCATCTATAATATCCTCCATTACATCATCATAAGGAGTCTTATTCTTAATAGCAATCATACAATTAACAGCAACCTTAAAAGGTATGTTGAAGCCGCTCCAATCCTTAGCATAGGTAAAGGAGTTATTATTCTTCATAGAATACCATCTTACATACTCCCACATATCAAAATCGGTTTCAATAAATAGGTCGCTATCTGATTCATAGAATTCTTGTACCCTACAAAATAGCATAGCCCTATCGTAGTCATTAGGAACAATCGCAGCAAAGATATTAGGCCTTACTTCTTTAAGGGTATATTCTATTTTCATTAGTCATTATTTTTAACCCAATAAGGTAATGATATAATAGGCTTAACTCCTTCCATCATATACCAAAAGTCATATGACATATTGAAACATTCTGGATGCTCAAGGCAATAATTAAATCCAGCACATAGCTTTTCTAATTCTATTCTACCATACTTAGTAAATTCAGCTGATACTTGAATCAAACCATTATAGTAAGGTTCCCCTTTCTCTATTACATAAAAGGCGAACGATTCTCCTTTTTGAGTATAGATAGCAGTTTGAATATGGTATTGATAGTTAAAGAAATCTTTGTTAAGGGTATCAATCTGACCGCTCTGAACTGACTTAATATCTATTACAGCATTAGCTTTGACAATATCCTTAATGGTTACAAAAGGCAACCCTTGAATATCTATTCTTTCTTCCACCTCAGTTTTAGCGCCATCCATTATTATTTCAAATTCTGGGTTACTACTTATGTATTGAGTTAAACTAAACAACTCATTGTGTAAGTCGGCTTGAATCATAGTCTTGCCTACTGACTCAGCTTCTAATCTAGCGTATGCTTCTTTGCCATCCTTTGTCCTCATATCTAATTTAGGTATAACAATAAAGTTATTGTCAAACTCTTGAGGCTCCAATAACATACAATGTAAGGCTTGCCCATACACTAAAGCTGGCGTAGTTTCTTTAGGTTTATTTCTGTAGTTAATGAATTGTCTTGGACTTTTTGCAAACTCCTTTATTGAAGAGTAGCTTAATGGTCTTTCGTTAAGGTCTTGTAGTGTAATCATAAAATTTTTTTATTAATAATGTAATGTCTTTCCCTTCGTTGATATTTATAAAACCAACTAATTTTATTGACTTGTTTTTATTTTCAAACTCAGTTGTAATTGGCATCTTTCTTTCTGACCAAAATGGCTCTTTGATAACTTTCAAGTTAAAAGAATATACTCCAATAGGTGTTGAATTTATATACCTTACGTTGTCACATTTGATTAGCTTATCCCATTTAATTTTCTCTATCAGCAAATCATCATAATGAGTCTTTCTACATTTAAACTCAAACCTAGTATTCTCACTTATACTATAGGCATCAGAGAAATCATACTCCTCTGTCTGTGTAAGATCTGGGATATAGTTCTTGATGATATCATATAGTTTTTTTTCGGTTAAGTTTATCATAATGATTCAATTGTTTTTATGGTCTTGAATAATTGCATAGCCACTTGAGGTACTATTGCATTACCATAGGCCATTATGGATTCTTTTCTCCATTTAGAAAAGGTGATAGAGTCCAATTCGCGGGGAATCCCATCATCTCCTCCACAAATAGGGGGTTGAGTTGGGAATTGGCTGAAGTCAAATTCGGTGTCCCATTCAAAATCCTCGCTGACTGCTCCAAGCTCAGCCCCATTTCCTGTCCAGATTTTGTTATATTCTTTCCATCTGTTAGCGTTCTGTCCCCCTTGAAATCCCTCGTGCAAGGTGTTGGTAGCATTCTCATTATCGCCATTTGTTTCAATGGGTTCTGAAGATTGACTCCCTTCTCTTTGTGCCTCTGTTGGGCCGCCTTGAATGTTTCTGGCATCCTCGGTGTGTTCCAATCGTAGGCCGATGGAGTGGGCAACAAACCAAACTCTGTCTCTTTTATGTGGAGCGTTGACGCTTGCAGCTGGAATAAGAAACGATTGGACTTCATATCCTTCCCTTTCCAAGTCAGCGTGCACCTCGTGGAATACCATCCCTTCATTCCAACTAAGGAGTCCACGAACATTCTCGCCAAT